ATGAGTTTAAATCAATTCTCGCAAAAACTTGTTGGAGAAACTTTACAAACAGGTAGATTTGGTATTCTTGTTGATTACCCACCTAGAGACGGTGTCTCCTCTGTCAAAGATTTAGAAGAAAACCCCGCTACAGCTAGATTCAAGCCTTACCGAGCCGAATCCATTATTAATCATAAGATGGGTCAGGTAGGCAGCAAGAATATTTTGACTTTAGTCGTACTGCACGAACGAGTTGAAGATCCACAAAATACAGACTTATTCGAATGCCCATTAGTTGATCATTACCGGGTATTAGAAATTGACAAAGATGGCAGGTATTGCCAAACAGTGTACGCAAGAGACAATGATACAAATGGTAATGCATTTCTACTTATAGAAGGTCCTCTATATCCAACACAAGCTGATGGTAGCTTTTTTCAGGAAATTCCTTTCCAGTTTTTTGGGTCAGAAAATAATGACTGTGAGTATGATCCTGTACCTCTATATGACCTTGCAGTTGTTAATCTTGGCCATTATAGAAATTCTGCGGATTACGAAGAATCGATATTTATTTGTGGACAACCTATGGGTGTTTGGAGTATTGCGGGTAGCCAAGAACAGTTTGAAGCTGCCAATCCAGGTGGAATTCTTTGGGGTGCACGGAGAGGTGTGAATGTCGGGGAGAACGGTCATGGCACACTATTACAAGCTAATCCGAATCAATTAGCAGACGAAGCAATGAAACGCAAAGAAGCGCAAGCCTCCGCCCTAGGCGCTAGATTAATCACCCCTCCCCATGGAGGGCGTGAGACAGCCGAAGGCGCACGCATACGCTACGGAGCTCAGAACAGTGCTTTATATACATTGATACAAAACATATCCCTGGGCATTATACAATGCTTGCAATGGACATGTCAGTTCATGGGTGCTAATTATGACAAAGTCAAATACAAATTAAACGATAGTTTTTATGATGATGCTACAGATCCACAGATGCTCATGGCTATGATGCAAGGTTATGATAGAGGCTTTATTCTCGCTCAGGAAGTACGTGCTTATATGCGGGAAACAGGTGCACAAGCTTATTTTGATAGTAATGATGCACGAGCTTTGAAAAATCTCCATTTAATGTCACCTTTAGAAGGTTTGGATGCGGATAGTACAAATACTACAGCTATCGCCAACGAAAAACTAATCACTCCCTCATTGACACCTGCTGATCAAAGTGCGAAACCCGTAGGTACGGCAGGTGGTGGGTGATGTCAATAGAAGATGATTTGATTAAACATAAAATCTTTTTGCAACGCTATATTAAGCAAGAGACAAACCTCTATAAAGATGTTCTACAACAGGCAAAAGTAGCAGTGGCAACAGTGAAAGCAGATAAGAAATTATATTTGCAAGTGCTATTAGGAATGCATAACTCGGCCACTTTCGCACGTTTACAAAAGTTAATGAATTATGAAACAGATTTAGCCGCGCAATTAGTGGCGAAATGGAGTGACATGGAAAGTATTACTCCAGATGCTGCGAGTATTAATGACACTACTTTAGGGTTTGCTACTTACGGACAAAGAATCCCTTTAAAAGATGCGTACACTAAGTTTAATGATCAAACTATTGATAAATTGATGCAAGCTGACAGTGATGCTGAAACAGATACAGATTTATTAGTGAGTTTGGGTGCATTAACAACAGGCCTTGTTTTATCTCAGTATGATTCGCTTAGTAGTACAGCTGTTAATACAATTTCTACAGACGCACACGAAGATGTTTTTGAAGAAAACACTCAAGTTATTGATAGTATTGAGTGGAGTTCTGTATTGGACGAAGCAACCTGTGATGATTGTGAAGCACTTGATGGCACAGTATTTGATATCGATAATGTAGAAGAAGATTGTCCTTTGCATGCTAATTGCCGCTGTGAACTAATCCCAATACTAAATAATGACTAGATATAGCATCTGGCTTGAAAAACAGGCGCAAGAATTTATTAGAGAATTAACGGACGGGGAAATTACTGAACGTTATATAGACAGGAATATACGAGCAATATCCCTGGATGAATTGAAGATGCTCGATAAACAGTACATCAGTGGCGTACATACTCCAGTGGGGAACAAATAAATGGCAGATGAATCAAACAACAGTCAAGAAAATAATACAAACCAAGATATTGATTTTAAAGTAGAATATACCAAACTTACCCTTGAAAGGGATAAATTAATAGGTAAGAATCAAGAATTACTCAATGAAAAACAGAAAGAAGCTGAGAAACGAAGAAATGCGGAGTCTCAAACAGAAGTGGAAAGAGTTGAAAAACTTAAGAAAGATGGCGATTATAAATCGATCGTTGAGTCTTCTCAAAGAGCTCAAAAAGAATGGGAACAACGTTTCAACGACTTAAATACTAAGATAGCTCAAAAAGAAGTAAGACAGGCGGCAATGAAATTAGCTAATGCGCTTGATCCCCTGGATGGCGATGCTGCGGAAATGATGGCAGACTATCTGGAAAAAAGAATTAAATACAATGAAAATGGGTTTAATATTCTTGATGCAAATGGAAACGTATCTGTGATGGGTTTCGATCAACTGCAAGAAGAATTTAAAAACTCAAATAGATTTAAACCTCTAATGAGAGGTAGCAGAGCTAACGGCGGCGGTGCCCCGGGTGCTAACAGCAGTGCTGGGAATGATGTAAAATCCGTGGCTCGCACCACATTTGATACATGGGCACCATCCAGACAAATGGCTTTTGCCAAGTCTGGCGGTAAAACCCACGACTAACTTAACTTTAAAGGAAATTAATTTAAATGAGTAATACTCTCACAAATCTTCAACCAGATCTGTACGAAGACCTTGATACCATCTCCCGGGAACTTGTAGGCTTTATCCCTGCTGTTATGCTGGATGCTTCTGCAGAACGTGCTGCATTGAATCAAACTATCCGCTCTTTCATAGCGCCCGCCTCTACCGCTGCCGATATCACTCCTGCTCAATTGGCTCCAAACACTGGTGATCAATCTATTGCAAACACCGTCATAACTATTTCTCGTGCGAAAGGTGTACCTGTACGTTGGAATGGGGAAGAACAAAAAGGCATGGACACTGGTCCTGGATATAGAAATATCCTTAATAACCAGTTTAAACAAGCTATGCGTACACTGGTTAACCTGGTAGAAGTTGACATGGGGTCTCTTTATGCTCAAGCATCTCGTGCATATGGTACTGCAAGTACTGACCCCTTCGCAACTGATTTGTCAGATTCTGCGCAAATGCGAAAAATTCTTGAAGACAACGGTGCTCCAATGTCTGATTTGCAACTCGTTGTAAATACAGCCTGCTCTGCCAAAATCCGTAATTTGCCTAATTTGTATAAAGCAAACGAAGGTGGATCTGACGAATTGCTGCGACAAGGTGTATTGACTGATATTCATGGTTTTAATATCCGTGGTTCAAGAGGTGTTGCTCCTGCTGCTGCTGTTGGTACTGGAACTTCTTACGTTTCTAACAACGTTGCCGGATATGTAGTTGGTGCAACTACAATTGCTATTGATGTTGGGTCAGGTACTGTTCTTGCCGGGGATGTTGTAACATTTGCGGGTGACGCTAACAAATATGTAGTAGCTACGGGTGTTTCCGCTCCTGGTAATATCGTTTTAGCTGCTCCTGGTTTACAGCAAACTCTGGCTGATGATGTTGCAATGACTATTGCTGCCACATCCTCTTACAACATGGCTTTTGACCGTAATGCAATAGTACTCGTTACTCGTGCCCCTGCAATACCTGCTGAAGGTGACAGTGCTATTGACAGCATGGTGATACAAGACCCACGTTCTGGTCTGGCTTTTGAAATTAGAATGTATAAAGAATATCGTCAAGTTCATTATGAAGTTGCAATGGCCTGGGGTTATGCAATGATCAAACCTGCACATTGCGGTATTCTGCTCGGTGCTTAATCTTTCTGAGGGCGAAAGCCCTCTATTCTCCTAGAGGAATATTATGCATATTTATGTACCGAAAGGTAAAAGTTTAACAATTACTACTCCTGCGACGATTGCAGGTTATTATCGATTGGAAGTTAGTCCAGGGATTACACAGAATTCAAATAAGACTATTGCAGCTAATACATCTGTAACCATTGGCCCATTTGATGGAGATGTTACATATGCAGTGATGCCAAATAAATGCACATACAGTGTGCAAGACGCTGCAACACAAATTCCTGCCGGTACCAAATTCGGCGGAACTACACTCACCCCCACAGCGACAGAACTAAACTATCTGTCAGGTGTAACCAGTGCTATACAAACACAATTAAATAATGCCGCCTCTGGTGCGCATGGGACATTAAAAAGTTTTCAAATATTGACAACCGGTGCAGCTGCTACATATACAAAACCTGCTGGAGTTGTTTCACTACTCGTTGAAGTGTGTGGAGCAGGAGGTGGTGGTGGTGGTGTAGCTGCTACGAGCGGATCTGCCTCTGCCGCTGGCGGTGGTGGTGGTGGTTCTTATGGCAGAATATGGCTTGCTACTGCCGCTGCTACATACACTTACTATGTAGGTACAGGAGGTGCCGGA